CCCCCGAGGAATACGTGAAGGGCCTCATATATAAGCTGATGGTTTGCGATGGCGTGAAAAGACGCCCCAACATATACGAATACAACAAATAAAGGAGATGAATATGAAGACAGAAAGACAAAACAGCAAGCTGGCGATGCTCACCAAAGACGTGGAGGGCAAGCTGGCAACCATCGCCGCGACGATGCAGAGGGTAAAGGGCGTGATGGAAGTGGACTACGAACGGTTCTTCCGCTGGCATTCTGAAGAGGCTTACAGGTTGAACATGTGCCGGTTCGAATACGGCCGGCTGCACGCCTGCCTGCTGACCGGCGACATGGACAAGGTGCGCCAGTGGCTGCGCCAAAATGCGGACTGCATAAAGGAACTGCTTTTGGCCGAGGGTGCCAGAGGTTACAGCGTGAGCGCATCGGGATTGGCCAACGTAAACGCCTTGGAGGCCAAGCGCGAGCTGCGCAAGCAATACCTGTCGATGCTGGACTTTATCGGTAAAGGGGCAGAGAATGAGAGAGACGGACTGAATGGGGAGTCGTGGCTGGATGCCGCACTTAAAGAGATATAGGCTCAACGCTTAGCTTAATATTGAAAACAAAATAAAAAGGAGCAGGATATGAAAAGGAAGATAGTGGTGACCGCCGAGGTTAAGCAGAAACTTATGAAACAGTTCGGGGCTGGGGAGCGCAGCCTATTCAACGCACTTACGTACGACGAGCGGCGTGGCAACTCGGCAACAGCCAAGCGCATCAGGGAATCCGCCATGAAGAACGGGGGCGTGGCGATGGCCGACGACTGCCTGGACATGGAAACCATCCACCTGGCCGACGGCACGATGCGGCAGTTTTTCCCCCGCGGCACGGTGATGACCGTGTTCCGCAACGGGGTGGTTACGATTGAGAAGAACGGCCACCTGGTGAAGAAGGAGCAGTGCCCGGGGCTGATAGACGATTATGAGGAACTGCAACGCTTGGCCGCAAAGGTGGACGGCGCGGAACGCGTTACGGTGCTGAGGTAAGGAGGCGCATGGCTATGGTAGAGTATTACGAAGGCCGGCTGTGCATCCCTGCGAAGGAGCTGGTGGAGCGGGGACTTGTGAGCGAAGCCAACTACAAGAAGATGGCGATACGCAAAAAGCTCGACGTCGCCCGCACCGCGCGCGGCCTAGGCAACTACGCCCTTGTGGCCGTGGACACGCTGCCTGCCGCGATGAAGGAGGCCGTGAAGCGCGCCTATCCCAACCTGCGCATCGTGCGGCTGGTGAACTGGGTGCGTGAGAACTACGACTACGACCAGCGCGCCTACGCCTTTTTCTCCTCCCCCGAACAATGCGGCGTTGAGCTGCCCCGGCGGCACGTGAGGGAGTACACCGTGAACGCAGGCGTGATAAGTGCGGCCGTTGCCCTGTACAACAGCGCGAAGGCACAGCACACGGTGATGGGCGAGGCCTACGATTGGGACATGATGGCCGAGGCCATCGACGTACTGAAACAAGAGTACGGCCACACGTTGCCCACATCCACCCTTCGCTTTCGCAAGAAGGTGGCGGAGTTCCGCAAGAAAGGCTATGCCTGCCTCATCAGCGGCAAGTTCGGCAACCAGAGCGCACGCAAGGTGGACCACCGCACCGAACGCCTGATATTGGGCCTTGCGGTGCTGCCCAACAAGCCTTTCAATAGCAACGTGCACGATATGTACCTGAGCTTTGTGTGTGGCGAGTTGGAGGTGTACGATCCAGAGACGGGCGAACTGTTCTGCCCGGACGACTTTACGCTGAAGAACGGCGAGCCGAAGACGCTGAGCGAGGGCACCATCAACAATGTGCTGAATGCGCCTAAGAACAAGCTGATGGTGGAACATGCGCTATCCACCTATACCACGTTCATGCACGAACAGATGCCACACATGCACCGCCACTCCGGCCGTTTCTCGCTTTCGCAGATCACGATGGACGACGTAGACCTCACGCGCAAGCTGAAAGACACCAAGCAGCGCGTACACGCATACTACGCCTACGATGTGGTGAGCCAGTGCGTGCTGGGTGCTAGCTACGGCCGAAAGAAAGACGAGAACCTCGTGGTGGATTGTTTCCGCGACATGTTCCGCACCATAGCTCGCCACGGATGGGGCATACCGGCAGGCATCGAGGTGGAGAACCACCTGATGAGCCAATACCGCGACGGTTTTCTGCGGGCAGGCGAAGTTTTCCCATTCGTACACTTCTGCGCCCCGCAGAACTCGCAAGAGAAGTACGCCGAGCCGCTGAACGGAGCCAAAAAACGCAGCATCATACACAAGAACCACACGGGCATCGGCCGTTTCTACGGCAAAGGTAAGTGGAGACAGGAATACAAGAAGGTGAGCGACGAATGGAACGACACCTACGAAGACCGCGAATACTTCACATGGGAAGAACTGGTGGCCGACGACCGCGCCGACAGCGCAGAATGGAACCACACGCTACATCCCGACCAGAAACGCTATCCCGGCATGACACGATGGCAGGTGCTGGTGGCCAACGTGAACCCCACGCTACTGCCATACGACGCACGGACGTTGGCACGGCACATCGGCGAGGCTGTTGAGACCAGCGTAAGGAGGAACTCTACGGTGCGCGTGGCACACGAAGACTGGTGGCTGAGCAGTACTGCGGCACTGGAACGCCTTGCCCCGAACAACTACAAGGTGACGGCCTATTACCTGCCGGATGAAGAGGGAGGGCCAACGGAGGTGTACCTCTACCAGGGCGACCGCTACATAGACAAGGTGGAGCGCGTGGATACCTACAACCGCGTGATGGCCGAGCAGACGGACGAAGACGTGGTGAAGTTCATCGAGCAGCAGAAGAAAGTGGCCGGGTTCAGGAAATACGTAACCGACAACGCCATCCAGCGCGTGGGTGTGATGAAGACGAAGGTGGAACTGACGATAGAAGATGAAGAGGACCTGGAAGTGGCCACACCACAGGCACAGGCAGTGGAAGAGGTGCCGTTGCCCCCGATAATGGCAACAGACTGGAGCAGGGCCGGCGTGGATGCCACCTGACGACAAACTAACGATAATCGAACGACATTAAAACAGCATTAGAACATGACACAAGACACCAAACAGCGGATATTGGCAGCCGTGGTAGCCAACCGCACCAATTACCCGAGCGACGCCAAGCACGCCGCAAGCCTGGGAATAAGCACGAGCGTGTACAGCGCACTGAAAAACGGCCAGACCGACAAGACGTTGAGCGACGCCAACTGGATATCGATAGCGCGCCGACTGGGCGTTGAGCTGCGCGCCAGCATCGAGTGGAAGGCTGCACGCACGCCTGTATACCAGTTCGTTATGGCGCAGCTTGAATTCTACCAGCAGAGCGGCACAAGCGGCATATTGTGCGACATGCCCAATATAGGCAAGACGTTCACCGCACGCTTGTATGTACAAACCCACGCCAACGCGGTGTACATCGATTGCAGCCAGGTGAAGACCAAGCTTAAGCTGGTGCGCAAAATTGCAGCAGAGTTCGGCGTGAACGCCCGCGGACGGTATGCCGACGTGTATGACGATCTGGTGTATTACCTGCGCTCCATCGAGCAGCCCCTCATCATCCTAGACGAGGCGGGCGACCTGCAATACGAGGCTTTCCTCGAGTTGAAAGCCCTTTGGAACGCCACCGAACGCGCCTGCGCCTGGTACATGATGGGTGCAGACGGGTTGAAGGAGAAGATAAACCGCTCCATCGAGTGCAAGAAGGTGGGCTACACCGAGATGTTGAGCCGATACGGCAACCGCTACTCGAAGGTTACGCCCGACGACGGCCGCGAGCGCGACGCCTTCTTGGCCGAACAGGCCCGCATCGTGGCCAAGGTGAACGCCCCGACAGGCACGGACATCGCCGCCATCGTACGCCGCACGGGCGGAGGGCTGCGGCGCGTGTATACCGAAATAGAGAAACTAAAACGGGCAAACTGATGGCCAGGACAAGAGCGTACACACCGCGTGAAGTTGGTGAGAAACGATACAAGACCCTACCCTGGGATGGCGAGTGGCAACGCGTGTTCGGACGGCCTGCACTCAACGAGCTGTGGTTCATCAGCGGCGCGTCGGCCCAGGGCAAGAGTTCGTTCGTGATGCAGCTGGCCAAGAAGCTGTGCGAATACGGCCGTGTGCTGTACGTCAGCGGCGAGGAGGGCATACGCCAGTCGTTTCAACGTCGCCTGCAACTCTTCCACATGGAGGACGTGAACCGCCGCTTCTTCATCATCGAAGACACAAGGATAGAGGCACTCACCGAGCGGCTGGCCAAGCACAAGAGCCCCCGTTTCGTGGTGATAGACAGCTTTCAGGTGGCCGAATGGACATACGAAGAGGCAATGGCACTGAAGGCGCGTTTCCCGCAGAAGACGTTTATATACGTATCGCAAGAGCACAAGAGCGCACCGATGGGCAAGCCTGCCGTTCGTCTTCGCTACATTGCCGGCGTTAAGGTGCGCGTTTCGGGATTCGTCGCACTCTGCATGGGACGCGAGAACGAACACCACGGGCAAGGCTTCGTTGTGTGGGAAGAGGGAGCGGTGAGATATGGGAACGGAAGCCTCAGCCCCTCTCCGAGGGGAGAGGGGAGTGAATAGCCTTGCCGCGCACATGGGGTTAACAATTAAATAAAGGAGTTATGGGAAAGAGAAGAACAGGCCTGTTTTATCAGGAAAAGAACAAGACAATGAAATCTGCCGAACTGAAGGCATACCTGGAAGGGGTTATCGCCGACCTGCCGGAGCAGGAGCTGGACTTAAACATCGACATGATGCTATTTTTTAGGTGGTGGGACAAGCCGCACAGTGCGGGGGGCCTCTGCTCCTGATTTTGCAACGCACCTTTGGTCAGCCTCCTCTATGAGTGGTTCCACCTCATGGTGTCCGCAATAGTTCACACTGAACTCTTTATAAGACGAGATTTCCAGGCTGGGCGACTTGCCGCAGACGGGACACTTGATTTTGGCGTACTCTGAGGAGAGTAACGCGTAGAAAGGATTATTTATGCTCATATTTAATTATGTTTGATTTAACGCTACAAAGGTAGCAATAATATCCCGGTTCGTGAGAATAGGGATATTTCCAAAACGATTTCACAACATTAAAATAATAAGAAGATGAACAACAAGCGAATTTACATTAGCGGTGCCATAGCGCACCACGACATCGACGAGCGCAAGGCGGCATTCGCCGCGGCCGCCCGTCGGCTGAAGAGTGAGGGCTACACGCCCGTGAACCCCTTCGACAACGGACTGCCTGATAGTGAAGATTGGCGACGCCACATGCGCGTGGATATCGGCATGTTGCTGCAATGTGGCCGCATATACATGCTGCGCGGATGGGAACTGAGCAAGGGCGCGAAACTGGAACTGGACGTGGCCAGCAGCTGCGGAATAGAGGTTGTATTCGAAACGCATGTGCCATGATACGAGGAAAGTGGGGAAAGATGACGCTCACGGACGAGGAGCGGGTATGGATGGAAGAGCACTTCGCCCATACGAAGAACGAGGAGGTAGCCCGCTACCTCGGGGTGTCGCGGCGAACTGCCGTGCGGCTGGCACGCGGAATGGGTTTGGAGAAGAGTGCGGAGTTCGCACGCGCGATGCAGGCCAATGCTGTTGAGCACGCCGTACGAGCCAACCGCGGGCAGGGTAATGCAGGCAAGGCTAATCTTCTGAAATACGGCAAGGCCTACCGGTTCAAGCCCGGCATGGGAAATAAGGACCGACTGTCGGCGGAAGCTCTCTCCGAAATGTACCGACGGAGCGCGGAGACACGCAAGCGCATGGTGATGGCCGAACGCCGCCGCGTGGCCTTCGGGCTGGAACAGAGAACCGCCCTACGCGTGGTTAAGGCGCCAAAAGCGAAAATATACCTGCGCCACGAGCTTCGCAAACGTGGTTACGTGGTGGCCCACGCATCGTCGGATGCCACGATAACGCCCGACACGTGCCGTTCGGCCATTTTGGAACAGCGGGCGGAGAAGATGGGGATTAGGTTTTATCTGACAGAGAAACAGAATGATACACAAGGGAGATAAATTCACGGTGCATTGGGTCGGGCACGAGTCATGTTATGTTGACAGGCTTTACGAGGTTGTCGGAATAATTGACGATTGTCGCTGTCCACGCCCGTCGTGGTTTACGGGAAGGCCCGAAACACCCAGGGCTGCACACTGTCACATATCGGCGCGCTTGGTGCGCTCTCCTCTGAAATGGCATGACGATGGGCTGCACTGGTTCAACGACATCGACCCGCAGACGCTCCATAGCATAACCAGTCCCGACTTTTGGCTGGAGATTATCCGGCAGCCAGGGGACCAATTAAGTTTATTTTAAAAGCAAAAACGATGAAACTGATAATCGAAAGAATGAAAGTTCGCCTACAGGCATGGCTTGAGGGCCGCGCCCGCGAAATGGAGGCGCGCCGCGTGAAGCGTATAGACCGTGAGGCGCGCAAGACCATACATTTGATAGAACATAACGGCGTGATGTACGTGGGCGTTAACGGCGTGCCGCTCTTTGCGCCCATCGACTTGACGGAAAGCGTGATCGAGAGCGTGGCGCAGGCGCGCAAGGCCTATGCT